TGAAGAGGCTATACCTGGTAACGGTAAAGGTGAACAGAAGCTAGTGCTGGTTAGAGGTATGCTACAAGCAGCCTATGAAGCTGCTACAGATGTTGATGGTACGTTTGAAGAAGTATGGCCTGCTATTAGTAAAACCATTAGCACTGTTGTAACCTCTCTCAAAGCCGCTGGATTGTTCAAGTAAGGAACTATTATGTCAGCACCTGTTTATATAGGGCCGGTAATAACACCACAGACACCTTCATGGAGTGTTATAAACCCCACAGACATTAGAGGCGGTGGTGGCGGTGTCTATGATAGTTTGTTTGGTGGAATTGTCCCTGACTTCTCTACAATGGACTTAAACTTAGACCCTACAGGTGTAACTCCTGAAGTAGATCAAGCTGTGTTAGATGCGTGGTTAGCTGAGAATGGTTTTACTTTTAACTACGATCCTAAGAAAGATAAATCAGCAGAGGTACAGTTTGTAGAGCAACTAGCAGACTTCCAAGCAACACTAGCTGAGAAGCTCAGGACAGAAGTTATAACACAAGAGGAAATGGCTCAGTTATTAACAGCAGCTCACAGCAGCGTAGGTGTTGATGTTTTTCTAGACCCCTCTAAGATGACAACTAGAGCTAGTGACTATGGTGTTAGAACAGATGACAGACAAACACTAGCAATCCCTACACCAACATTTACACAGACCAGTGCTGCTCAACAGGCTGCTGCACAGGCTGCTGCTAGTGCTGCGGGACAAAGTGCTATTGATGCTGCTGTTGGTAGCATAATGAATCAACAGACAGCAGGTGGTGTCAGTGCTAGTAACGCTAGCGGTGGTGGTGTAGTAACAGGAGATGTTGGTAGTGCGTCAGCAGCAGCGTCTCCTGAGCAACAATGGCAAGAAGTATTAAGTAGACCTAACCTTGATATTGCTACAGCTGTTAATGAAGCTATGCGTATTTATGGTAACTCACCCGCTGGAGTAGCCGCTGTTGTTAACGCAGCTAACAGTGCTGGAGTCAGTGCTCAAGAGGTGGCAAGTGTTTCAGGGTTTGAGCTACCAGCGTTGTTAGAAGCTGCGACAGCCTCTGGTGTCTCTTTCGTTAAGAACGTCCCAGACACTATTGTATCGCTAGAGCCTGATGAAGACTTGTTCGGTACTAATACAGGATTAGAAGATACTTTAGGTGCTACTGCTGGAACAGGTGTTAGCGGTAATGCAGGTGTAGGCACTGGTGTAGGTTTGTTAGGAGGCGCTGCTGGTACTAATCCAGACGGTACTCCAATCCAAGAAGGTACAGGGCCTATTACAACTCAGACTAAACAAGAGCAATGGCAACAGATAGTAAATGATCCTAACGTAGATGTTGCAGGCGCTGTAGCTGCTGCTCAGTTAATATTTGGTAATACAGCTGAAGGTGTTATTGCTGTTGCTGAAGCAGCTAATAAAGCTGGTGTCAGTGCTCAAGAAGTAGCAGAGAGTTCTAATTTTAACATAGCTGACTTAATAACAGCAGCAGCCTCTGTCGGTGTTCCCTTCTTGATTGATAAGAAGACTACAGCTACAAACAACACAGCAACAACAAACAACACAGCAGCTACTAATACTACAGCAACAACAAACAACACAGCAGCTACAAACACCACAGCTACAGGCACTGCTGGTACTGTAGGTGCTACAGGCGCAATAGGTGCTACAGGCGCAGTCGGTGCTACAGGCGCAGTTGGAGCTACAGGTGCAACAGGCACTGCTGGCACTGCTGGCACTGCTGGAACTACTGGCACTGCTGGCACTGCGGGTGCAACAGGAGCTACCGGAGCCACAGGAGCTGCTGGGACTGCTGGAGCTACGGGAGCTACGGGAGCTACAGGTGCCGCTGGAGCCGCTGGAGCCGCTGGCGCTACCGGAGCAACAGGCGCTACAGGTGCTCAAGGTGTTGCTGGTGCAACAGGCGCTACAGGTGTTGCTGGCGCAACAGGCGCTCAAGGTCTTCAAGGACTTCAGGGTGAAAGAGGACTTCAAGGTGCAACAGGCGCTACAGGTGCTACAGGTGCTGCCGGTGTTGCTGGTGCAACAGGTGCAACAGGTGCTGCCGGTGCTCAAGGTGTTGCTGGTGCAACAGGTGCTCAAGGTATACAAGGTATACAAGGTGAGAAAGGAGATAGAGGCGAACAAGGTTTAATGGGTTTAGCAGGCGCTGCTGGAGCTAAAGGCGACAAAGGCGACACAGGTGCTACAGGCGCTGCCGGAGCAGCTGGTGCTACAGGTGCAGCAGGCGCTGCTGGAGCTAAAGGCGACAAAGGCGACAAAGGCGAACAAGGTTTAATGGGGCTAATGGGATTGATGGGCTTGACAGGTGCAGCAGGCGCAGCGGGTGCAGCAGGCGCTCCAGGCGCTCCAGGTGCTCAGGGTGTACAAGGTGTGCAAGGTGTACAAGGTGAAAGAGGCCCAGCTCCTATAGTTAATAGTATCTTTGCACCAGAGTTATTTAAATCATCAGCAACACTAGCTCCAGAAGTTAACACACTCTTTGGTGGCTTCAGAAGGAGTCAAATGCAATGATATATATAGATATTGTTAATAACGTACTACGCAGATTGCGTGAATCAGAAGTACAGACAATAGCTCAGACATCCTATTCAAAGCTTATTGGTGACTTTGTTAATGATGCTAAGACTATAGTTGATAGTGCTTGGCGGTGGTCACAGTACAGGGTTGAAATAGCATTCAACACAACTAACACTGTAGCTACATATTCTCTGACAAACAGTGGTGTTAATCCTGTTGTTGTTAATGCTTTGAATGATACTAATAACATCTTCTTAGAATACAAAAGCCCTACATGGTTTGAACAACAGACAAAGCTACAAGACATCGTATATGGCGCTCCAGCCTACTACACCTTTGCCGGTGAAGACGGTGGTGGTGATGCCATTGTTAAAGTATACCCAGTACCTGATGCATCTTATGCCTTAGTGTTTAATGTCATTAAAGACCCTGTAGACCTCGCCATTGAGACAAGTAGTCTACCTATACCTCACCAACCTGTGATTCAACTAGCCTTTGCTATGGCACTGCGTGAGCGAGGTGAGACAGGTGGACAGAGTGCAGCGGAGCAGTTTGGAGTAGCAGAGACTTTCTTGTCAGACGCTATAGCCTTAGACGCTGCTAAGAACCCTGAAGAACTTATCTGGAAGACTGTGTAATGGCTCAACAACTACAGAGTATTAACATATCAGCTCCAGGCTTTGCTGGCATTAATACGCAGGATAGTCCTATTAACTTATCTCCAGTGTTTGCTGCTATTGCTGACAACTGTGTTATTGATAAGTTTGGTAGAGTAGGGGCTAGACAAGGGTTTACATTAGAGACAACAACTACCAACGGTAATCTCGGTACTTCGATAGGTGTAGAGTCTATAAAAGAGTACAAAGACTCTGCCGGTGTCTCTGCAATCTTCACAGCAGCTAATAACAAGATACTCAAAGGGACTGCTACGTTAGTTGATAAGACTCCTGCTGCTTACACCATCACTACTAACAACTGGCAGATGGTTAACTTTAACGACAGGATGTACTTCTTCCAGCGTGGCTACGAACCTCTAGTGTACATTGGCTCTACAGATGTCCTGGCTAAGATGAGTAGCGTATCAGGAGCAGCAGGAACACCACCACAAGCTAATACAGCTATTGCAGCCTACGGTAGAGTATGGTGTGCTGACTTTGCTGCTGATAAGCATACAGTGTATTGGTCAGACCTACTCAACGGAAGTATCTGGACAGGTGGTAGCTCAGGTAATATTGACATCTCTGAAGTATGGCCTGATGGTTATGATGAGATTGTCACTATGACAGCTCACAATGGCTTTCTAATCATCTTTGGGAAGAAGTCTATCTTGGTCTATGCTGGTGCTGAAGACCCATCGACAATGGCAATAGCAGACGTTATAAACGGCATAGGCTGCGTTGCTAGAGACAGCGTACAACACACTGGTGCTGACATCTTATTCTTAGACGCTACAGGTGTAAGAAGCCTTGGTAGAACTATTCAAGAGAAGTCTGTACCTATTGGTGACATTAGTAAGAATGTTAGAGATGACATTAAAGACTTAATATTATCTACCACACAACCTATTAAATGTCACTATAATCCTGAGAATGCTTTTTATTTAGTAACATTCAGAGATTTTGCAATAACATATTGTTTTGATACTAGAAGCCCTCTACAGGATGGTAGTTACAGAGCTACAACATGGAGTGGTTTAGTGCCTCTATGTTATGAAAGAACACTAAGTGGTATAATGTATATAGGTACTGCTAATGGTATAGGTAGATACAGAGGATACAAAGATAACACTAATACTTATCTAATGCGTTACTTTAGTCATCCATTAACCTTTGATAATCCTTCTAACTTGAAGTTCTTGAAGAAGGTATCGTTGATTACCATTGGTGGTAATACAAGTAACGGTATTCTAAGTTGGGCTTATGATTACTCATTGGCGTATAGTAAACAAGCATTTTCTTTTATCACGAGTGCTAACCCAGCTAACTACAACGTCTCTGAGTTTAACACAAATGCTGAGTATACATACCCTATTATCATTAACAAACCTTCAATAAACACAACAGGAAGTGGTGTAGCTGTGTCTATTGGTGTTGAAGCTGTTATTGATGTATCTGCATTCTCCATACAAGAAATGAACATTTATGCGTTATTAGGAAGGACTATATAATGGCTGATTATACTAAGGCTACAAACTTTGCTGCTAAAGATTTGTTGACAACAGGCAATCCTTTGAAGGTTGTTGTAGGTACTGACATTGACACAGAGTTTAATGCTTTGCAGTCTGCCGTTAACAGTAAAGCAGATAAGGCATCACCTACCTTCACAGGTACAGTGACAATACCGACACTAACTGTTAGCGGTACAGCCACCATCGGCACTATCACTGGTGGAACTTATTAAGGGGTAAGATATGGATAGTATTTGGGAGTTTTTAAGTGGTCAAGCAGGGCAAGGTAATTTTGGTAGCCTCTTAGGTGCTGGTGGTAGTTTAGCGTTGGCAGAGAACTACGCTAGAGAAATAGAGAAGGCTGGACAAGGTGCTAGCACAGCTGCTAATACGTTAGGGACTACGTTAGCCTCTGGATCGCAGTTTAAACCGTTCACTGTTACTACAGGGTTGTCTACAGCTACTACAGACCCACAAGGTGGATACAACCTAACACTCAGCCCTGAGCAGCAGTTCTATCAGAATGAGTTGTTTGGTACAGCAGCAGGGTTGTTGCAGAGTGCTACACAGAATGACGCT